TCATGTATTTCGTTGAAACCGCAGTAGCGCTGTTAGCGGGGAGATGACGGGTTGTGAAGACCGGGTATCCGAGCAATTCTCCGACAGGTTTCGGACCGCCGACATTTCCCGCGTAGTTCGCGAGAACGCCATTGGAAACCGCACCTGCTTGCGGAAGGATAAACGCGTTGGCGCCATCTTTCTGCGAGCGAATCTTTGCCCAAACGGTGCGATGCATATAAAATGCTGCACCATCAAGAACAGATTCATCGAGGTTGGCGATTACATCGGATGCGTCTACTACTGCCGAGAATGAAGCGAAAGTCGTTTCACCTGTTGGCATAGTGTAAGCCGTAGCGCCAGTGTGATTCAGGACTCCGACGAACGGAGCACCTGAGCCAGCGAGACCCTGCTTATCGGTCATGTTCGCAAGCGATTCGCCTGCGAGCGCAAGGAGCCAGTCAGCGAGAGCCGGTGAGGCATCTGCGAGCAAGTCGTTTCCGACTACGAACGCCAACTGCCACTTCTTTGCAATGAGATTAGCTTCGCCGAAAGTGATTCCGGTTACTGATCCCGCTGCATCTACGCCGAGGAATTCACCCTCGAGGAAGGATCCCGTATAATTCGGGATGGCTTTCTCGTCGGTGTTCATCGTCCATTGCTGGGCTTGCGCCATAACAAGGCCGACGCTCGCGGCGATTCTCAAGATGGCAGATTCAACTTCCTTTGAAACGAGGAAACCTCCACGGTTATCCTGTTCGCTGATCAGAGCTTCGTTTGCTTTGGTCTTGAAACCGGCGGCGGCTTTCACCGTCTCCACAAACAAAGATTTCTGCTCTTCTCCAAGACCGGTGCGGTCTTTTCCAAAGAGAGTTTTTTCCATCCGGAGTTCGTCAACGATCCGGCGCACTTCTCCGGCAACGAGCGGCGTTACCGCCTCTCCAAGTCGCTTCTCAATCACTGCATCTACTGAAGTGACGATCTGGTCTTTGATTGCCTCTAATGCTTTTTGATCCATAGTTACTTTTTTCGTGAGGTACGTTCCTTGGCGTTAATTTTTCCAAGGGCATCACCCACGATAGTTGCTATTTCACGCAAGACCGCTTTTTCCTCATTGTACTTTTTGAGCGCATTGAGCACTTCCGATCCTGCGTCATTCGACCTTTGTTTTGCCGACTGATCATCATCAGTTTTCCCCGGCTCGTTACCCCCAGAGGAGGCACCGTTATCGTTGGCGTTTTCGCCGTTGATGACTTCTTCTTTTGGTTTCTCTTCGCCTTCGACAGCCTTTCTGTTTATAAATTCTTTCGCGGTTTTCATTTTGGACTTCACACTTCCCTCATCTGTAGGAACCGCACCGTCTGCAATCTGCACGAGAATTCCCGCGAGTTCTTTGAGGAGATCTCCGAATTGTTCCGGTTTCGTTTCTTCTGAAAGATAAACGTCAAAGAACGCGTTGATCGCTTCGCATACTCCGTCAAGGTTTTCCCATTTGTTCTCGTATGCCTCTTCAGCATCAAGTTCGTCTTGGACCGCGCCTTTTGATTTTTCTCCTTCATCGGTTTGTTTCGGTTTACAGACCATCTGATCTCCGTCCACAACAAGCGTTCCTTCCGTTCCATCTTCCAATGTGCAGATGTCGCCCTCTTTCGGATCCGCTTTGATGTCAACGTTGATTCCTTTTGCGGCGAAAATTGATTGCTCGATTCCGAGTTCTTTCATTTGTCGCAAAGAGAGAGCGAGGGGGTTTGCAGGAACCGGAACGAATGAGAATTCAAGCAGTTCCGCTTTCGTGATAGTGTCGCCGTCCGCTTCGTGAACGATAAATCCGACCGAGGTGGTGCGGAGCATTCCCGCGTCATAGAGCGCGCGGACTTGCTGTGCGAATGGATTCGCTTCAGCTGGAGCGAAGCGACCCTTTGCGACGAGTTTCCCGTTTTGGAGTCCGATTTCATCGCATACTCCAATCGGCATGCTGTAATAATCGTGAGCCCACAAAACAACCGGGTTCATTTTGTAAAAAGTGAGATCCCATCCGTTTTGGTCAACGACTTCACCTTGGCGGTCTACCGCATTAGTGGAAACAATGACCTCAAAAGTTCCCGTATCCGTGGCGTTCGCCGCGCGGGTCTTTGAAATGGTTTCTTGCATTCCGGCAGCACCGACCGCTTTTTCGATCTTGCTCCGGACTTCCTCGCTCAATTTTTTTAATGCTTCAGAATGCATAATATTTTTGCTGTTAAATTTCTAAAAAGTTTATTGAATACTTATCGCTTCAGGTCTGATGTAGCACCGGCACATCACGTGTAATGCTCCGCCTTGAACGTCATCGTAGGTAATTTCCATCGTTGATCCGTCATCCCCTTGGACCGTGTCACCTTTCTTGAAAAATGGATCATTGATGCTAACGATTTTTCCGTGCATCGGAGCGCAAAGCGGGCATACTCTCTCGTCGGCCGCTGTGTACCACTTCAGTGATTCCACAACTCCGCTTTGTTTGAATGCCGTTCGCGTTGATTCGTTTGCGATTCGGAACACTTCAGTGCGTGCGACTTGTTCGGATCGGACCGCATCGCTGAATTCGTAGATGTTGCTGATGTTTGTCGCCATCTCTTCAAGCCCTATTCCGTCTTTCAAACCTTGCGCGAGAGTTTCTTCGAGAAGCATCAGGGTTGTTTGCGTGTAGCTGTCGGTCATCAGAGTGATGGCTCTCTTCAGCGCAGCGCGAACCTCTTCCGTCATCGCGAATGTTGTGCCAATTAAAGCGGCCGCCTCATTTCCCTCTTTTTCGTAAAGCGATGCGAGAGATGGGTCGGCGAGTTGTGCGAGAATTTGTGGCCAGTCAGTACCTCCGAGCAATTCATCGGCGAGGTCGGTTGCATTTGTTTTTTTCTTTCCGACAAAACCTTTTGTCGGCCATTTGTTCTGCAATTTTTCCATCACGCTCGTTTTTTGTTGTTCGTTGAATTTACAGACCGCTTGCGATACCAGTTTTTCGTAAGGAGTTACCCTAGTGAAAAAAGATTTGTAGAGCATTTCAAAATCGTCATCGCTCATCGTTGCGAGTGAACCGACATCCTGAATGGCTTTCTCGCGAATCTCTTCCGTCTTTTTTGCGGCTTCTTCAAGCGCTTTTGCTACGACATTGGCAATTTCAGAGCCGATACTTTTTCGGATTTTTGCATTCTTTGAATAGCGGGTTACTGCAGGTTGGCGTTTTCCTTTTCGTCCAAGTTCTTTACTTCGTCCCTCGTTCACTTGCTTTGCTGCCGGCTTTCCAACAGGGACGAGCGAAAAGTTTCCCATCACTGTGTCGCCTCCTTCAACCGGTCCAAGCCCGAAGAAAATCTCGCGGGCTTCGTTGATGCTCATAGACGCCTGTCCGGGAAGAGCAGCCGCGAGTGCAAGCATCTTTGCGGTCATGTCTTCAGGTGTCGGACTGTGAAAATCAAGATAGAGATTATCTCCGAAGCGAGGTACGAGGAATTCATTGAGTTGCTGAACGATCATCTCCACTTTCGGCTTGATGGTTCTCTCACTGAAGACATAATCGGCTGTTTCGGCAGTCGCTCTGTTCGTTTCGCTTTCGGCGGTACCGAGTACGGTTTTTGAGACGCGGAATCCGGCAAGGATTTTGTCTCGGCTCACATTCTGCAAAGTTGCGAACTCCATATCTTTCGGAGTCGTTCCTTTCTCTTCGTATTTGATTCCGGCGGGGAGAATTGCCACCTTATGAGCGTTGCTCGTGCCTTTGTAGAGACTTTCAAACGATGTTTTGAGCATCTTTTGCTGATCCACACTCATTGCTTTATCGCTCTCGAGAGTTCCGCCGATCCTTGCTCCATTTTTGAAATATGCCGCGTTGAATTGAGTCGCCGCATTGTCGGCATCAATCCATTCGGCGATGTTCTGCACGGTGCCGATTCCCTCGTAAGGATCATTCGGGTCAATGCATTTGAAGTGAATTATTTGGAAAGGTGAGAAAGTTTGCTCGCTTCCATCAATGCGGTATTTATACCCCTTGATAAATTCAGGGAGCGGGGCTTTGATTGGCTTCACGTAGAGAGGACTGAGCGGAAAAATTGCGGCAGGCTTTTCGGTTTCCGATTTTACTGGCTCGCCTTTTGAATTCACGAGAAGCCAGTATGAATTTCCGGCGAGTTCAAGATGTGCTGCTGTGTTATACAAAAGTTCAAATCGTGTTTGGTAATGGTTGACGCTGTTGAGCAGGTCAAGAATTTCGTGATTGAATGTTTCAACTTCATTCTCACCTTTCACTGTAAAGAGGCGGAACTCTGTTTTTGCGATTGCCTCGGATATTGCGCGAGTACAAGCGTAAACCCACCCCGTGTTGGCATTCATCGCAGCTTGAACTGAAACTTTTTTTGAACCGGTAGACCAAATTGCAAAAGGATCGGACCCGCTGATACCGGATGCGATCGGCACCTCTTTGATGCGAGCGAGACCAACTGATTTGAGAATGTTGTCTACAAAGTTCATATGGATACAAAAAAAGGACTGGTTCTCAGCCCTTGTGTGGGTCGAAAACCAGTCCTGCAGGTTATGCTCAGACTACAATATTAAAAAATGGTGGAAACGGTCGGAGTTGGCTGTGCTCTGGATATAATTTCAGTATACACCCTTTCGCAAAAGTCAATAATTATTCACCTGTGGATAACTTAGATGTCTTCAATCGCTCGGACCGTAAAATCTCCCACGTCTGATGTCTTGCGCTTCACCGTGTACTCAGTCAGTACAGGCTTTCTATCCTGCACCTTGATGACGATCTCCCCGTGCTCAAGTTGCCCCGCAACCCGCGCGAGTTCGCGGATTGCTTTTTGCCACTCAAGACTAAGGTTTTGTGGGTTCATTTTTTAATCGTCTTTGATAGCGAATAAATCTATCACGGTTGGCGCTTCAATTCCCTGTTGCACCAATCCGAGAACGAGGTAAACGAAAGCGTCTACAAGGTCGTCGTGCTCTTCTACACCGAACCCGAGAAGCTGAATGATCAAATCCTCGCAACCTGTCCTTGGAAACTTAACCGTGCCATTTTGGAGGTAAGGAGCGATGCTTTGAAGACGAGCACGCTTATCAGTTGTCGGTCGCATCGCTTGGACCGGAAGCATGTTGCGCTCCATCTCTTCAATCGCGGCCGCTTGATACTGAACTGATTCAACGAACAAAATTCCGAATGGGTTTGCGATGGATACCGCCTTCGCCGTTTCTATCGTTTCGTGAAAACTGAGGCGTGCATTGATCGGGTCGGGCTTCACATAAATCTGCGGGATGTTATCAATGTTGAAAGATGTCCCGGACACCATCGCGGTGCAGTCCGCCGTTTCTTTCTTGCTGATGGCAAGGTCTATACCAGTGCCCTGCAATCCGTTCTTCGCTTGCTCGGGTTCTTTGTCGTAGTATCTGATCCATTCCGGCTTTACGACCGCACCCTCGTCGGGAATAACTTTGAGCAAGTACTCGCGCATGTAAGCATTCACACCCACGAGATCTCTTTGTCGGTCCAGTGCCGCTTGATTCGGATACTTCGCTTTCCACGTAATCGTTCCGTTGTCGCGCACGAGCGGGTATGCAAGGTACTTGAACGCTTTGTTTTTCTTCAGGCGAGCCATGAGCGCATCGTTACTGAGTCGGTTGCCGATTACTATTGCGCGACCGTCCACTTCATCTATCGCCGGTATCACTTCGCCAGTGAGCCATCGCTCTGTCTTGTCACGATTCTCTTTGGTCCGAACCCAATCCAAATCTTCAGGGTCGTCCACCACCACAAGTTTCGGGCGATGCTGTCGGTGTCTGAGTCCGCGAATCTTTTGCCCGCGTGACCGTGCGAGGATACGCACACCGTTGGAGAGCAACATATTTTTCGCTTGCCATTCCTCTTCGCTCTCAAGCGTTGGCTCCGGTGTCGGATCGTCCACGCGTTTATAAGTAAATTTTCCATAGTCCTGAAGAATGAGCGCGTTGTTTTCAAGTTCTTGTTTGATGTTCGCCACGTTGAGCGCGGACTGCATTGAGGTGTCAGCACACGG